GTTGACGGGGGTGTTCGACCGGCTGCCGGCGGCGGCGGTGGGGAATATGGTGGCGTTGGCGCGGGCGGGGCGGCCGTTGGCGGCGCTGCTGGAGCCGATGTATGGGCTGGCGGCGGCGGGGCTTCTGCGAGAACTGACGAATGGGCTGGCGCTGGGGCTGGGGCCGCGGGAGATCGCGCGGCGGATGGCGGCCGACGGGCTGAGCGATGGGTTGAACCACCTGCTGCTGGTGACGAGAGACCAGTACAATCGGGCGCACCGGTTGGCGGCGCTGGAGACGTATCGGCGGAGTGGGGTGGTGACGGGGTATGTGCGGCGGTGCGCGCGGCAGGCGGGGCGGACGTGCGTGGCGTGCATTGCGCTGGATGGGCAATTCTATCCGTTGAGTGAGCCGTTCGAGGAACACGCTCAGGGGAGATGCGTGCCGATCCCCTCGGTGAGAGACGTGAATTACGACAGCCTAGGCGCGGGCCGAACTTGGTTCGAGGGGCTTTCAGAAGATGAGCAGATCGCGACGATGGGGCGCGGCCGTTGGGAGGCGTGGAAAGACGGCCGTCTAACCTGGGACACGATGGTGAGGCGGACGGAACATCCGACCTGGGGGCCTTCTGTGACGCCCGCCCCAATTCCACGAGGAAGATGATGCTATTCTTTCAGGTGTTTCCAACTCGCGCCGGAAACGATCCTCGAGACTTGCGGCCGACTGATACCAAACTTCTTAGCCAAGAGTATATTGCTCCACCCTTGCGATTTGAGGGAAAGAAGCTCGTGGGCCTGGGCGTCGGTGAGCTTGGCCGCGCCATTAGAGCCGCCGCTCATAGTCGGGCCATGTGCCCGCCCTTTCTGCTTCATATCCTGCATATTGTCGTCATGGGTTCCGAGGAAAAGGTGATCCGGCCGCACGCAGCCTTTGTTGTCACATTTATGGAGTACGTGAAAGCCGGGAGGGATCGGGCCGTGGTGAATCTCCCAACTGACACGATGCGCCTTAAGCATTGGGTGGCCGCCAGGGGCGGCGATAATACCGTAGCCGTTGGGTTTGTGCTTACTGGCCGTCCACTCCCAACACCCCCTGCCCTTGCGGACATTGCGCCAAAAGCGCTCTTCCAGAGTTCCGTGTCTACCAGTCATGTAAAACGCTCCTATAGCTATGGTCAGCCACAGGAGCGTGATAGAATCCCGTCCGTGACTGCCAACTCAGTCACCATGCCCTGGGGTGTTTGCGCACCGCCAGGGCGATTTACTGAGAACAGTATAGCCCGGATGTTCGATAATCGCAACGCGAGGAGAGGATGGTGATGAACGACCGGGAACGGCAGTTTTGGATTTCAGTGCGGCAGGCGTTGCTGCTGGTGGTGGCGGCGATTGAGGCGCGCTATAAGCTGGAGAGCGCGGTGATCACGAATGCACAGCGGAAACAACTGCGGCAATTGCAACGAACACAGGCGGTTGACATAGAACAATAGAGCGAATATACTACGCCTAACTGAATACGAATTCGGCGAACTCGCCTACGAGCGGCCGTCATCCATCGAGGATGACCGGCCGCTTTTTCGTTTTCTCCTCACTACGTCGACGGACGGCATAAACGGTTCACGGAGAGCAAATATGAAACTGTATAGAAGTCACGGCGCCGCCCAGGGCAGTGGTGCAACAGCAGGACAGCAGAGTCAGCAAGCGGGCCAGGCGGTCGGCCAGAGCGGGGCTGCGTCAGGGCAGCAGGACTCAGGGAGCGGGCAGGACTCGGCCGGCGCATCGGCGGCGCAGCAGTCTGTTCAGTTCACGGCCGAGCAGCAGGCGGCGGTTGACAAGATCATTGTAGATCGGCTGAAGCGGGCAGAGGAGAAGTGGGAAGCCGCTCAGACGGCGAAAGCTCAGGCCGAGACGGACGCGGCCGAGGCGAAGCGGCTGGCGGATGAGAAGAAGTATGAGGAGTTGGCGCGCAAACGCGAGGCCGAGGCGGCTGACCTGAAGGCCAAGCTGCGCCAGATAGAGCATGACCAACTGCGGCGCGACGTGGCCCAGGCGGCCGGGATTCCGCAGTTGTGGCAGCGGTTGCAGGGCGAGACGGCCGAGGAGTTGACGGCGGACGCCAAGGCGCTGGCGGCGATGATGCAGCCAGCAGCCGGACAGCGGACGGCGACGACGACGCCGACGCCCCCGGCCCAGGGCGGGCAGACCGATTACGTGAAGCAGGCGATTGAGAGGCAGCAGAAACGCGCGACGGCCGACGATCCGTACGCGGCGATGATGAGGAGTTGAGGCAGGAGAGGAGTGATATGCCGACGACGAATAGCTACCGGTTGAGCCGCGCGCAGTGGCTCGTGGATTGCGAGAACTCGCCGAGAGACCTCGGCGGGCAGATCGACTGGGCCAGCGTGGACCCGGCGCGGGTCGACGCGGCGGGGAACAAGATTATCCCGGACGGCACGATCATGGCCCGCATCGTTTCCAACGGGAAGCTGATCCCGCGGCGCGACGTGGCCGCGCGCGGCAACGCGCTGGGCACGGAGACGGCGGTGGGCATCCTGATCGGGCAGGCGAACGAGAGCGACCGGAGCGATGCGTTGACGGGGTATGGCCTGCTGCTGGGCGGCGTGGTCTACAACAACCTGCTGCCCGACTTCGGCCACGCCAACCTGGCGACCTGGAAGACGGAGCTGGAGGCGGCGGCGCTGACCTTCGTCTATCTCACGCACACCAACACGGCGGCCGCCTAGGAGGATCATCATGGACTTGGACTTCACTCAAGTGATCAACGATCTCGGCGGCAACCGGGGGTTCTTCGAGATCGCGCGGGCGGCACGGACGCCGGCGAGCTATCTATTCCAGCGGTTTCTGCCGGAGCAGGTGCGGCCGACATACGACGTGAGCACGGGGTCGATGCGAATCATCCCGACCTTCGCGGGCCTCAGTGGCATGGACGCGCGGTATGCGCAAGTCGGCGCGATGGACGCGCGGACGTTCATGGAGCGGACGGCGAAGCTGACGGCCAAGCTGCCGCTGACGGAGAACGCGCTGCGCGAGATTTACGCCTTCAGCCAGTCCATCAGCGGCCAGGGCGGCGACGTGCGGGGATGGCTGCGGGGCGAGGTCGAGGCGATCTTCAACAACGTGGTGATGCAGGCGCAGTTGGACACGATGGAGTGGCTGCGCGGGCAGGCGTTGAGCGAGGGGGACGGCATCAACTGGCGCTACGACAACGTGACGCTGCGCGTGGACTACGGCATTCCGGCCGGGAACAAGTTGACGGTGCGGACGCTGGCGTCGAACAACGCCTACGGCGGCAGCGCCTCGAAGTTCTGGGAGGACGTGCGGGCAGCGCAACGGCTGCTCAACTACCGCGTGACGGCGCTCATCGCGCACCCGGACACGATTGACGCGATCATCCACAACAGCGTGAACGCGGCGCGGGTCATCGGCCAGGACGGCAACGGCGGCTGGTTCGACATTCAGCGGTACACGGGCACGACGGAGCAGCCGAGCGGCGACGCGCGGGACACGTTGCGGTTGTGGGCGTATGGCCTCGAGGGCGAGGTGATCGATCCGGCGAACCCGACGCAGACGATCAAGGTGCCTTTCCTGGCCCCGGGCAAGTTGCTGGCCATCGGCGCGGCCGGCCGGGGTGGGTACGTGGTCGGCATGGGGGCGCAGGAGCAGCCGTTGGACAACCGGCCGGTGGGGTACACCCACATTGGCCCCACTGTCGAAGGCGCGAATGTGCCTGGTCGCTGGGGGCGGATGTACGTGCCGCAGGAGCGGCCGTGGGAGCTGCACGGGGAGTCGGTGACGAACGGGCTGCCGGTGATTGAGGATCCGGCGAAGATCGTCATTGCCACAACCGAGCTGGCCTAGCAGGGCAAGTAGGTCAGTAGGTCAGTGACGGAGGAGAGATGGCTGAGGTGATGCGAGAGGTAACTGAGGCGGCCGAACTGGGGAGTGTGGCGAAGCTGCACCCAGGCGCGCGAAAGGTGACCATCGATGAGGCCAATGGCGTGGCCTACGTGTTTATCGGGCGCAGTCGCCGAGCCATCACCGTGAGCGGCGAGGCGTTCAAGGCGCTGGTGGAGGCGCTACCGGCGACGGCTGGGGATGACGTGGCCCAAGAGGTGGCGTCGGTTGATCCAGCCACGCCGAAGGCGAAGCGCGGCAGCAAGTAAGAGCATGGTGGTTCTCCTCCTTCCGGGTTCGGGCGGGTCGTGTATTGAGCTACTGGCGCGACCCGCTCGACCGGGGAGAAGAACCCTCTCCCACGGGGAGAGGGAGCAGGCGTACCCGCCCTCTCCCAGAGGGGGTTGGCGCTGGAGGTGACAGATGACGATTGCGCTGTTGAAGCAGCGACGGGAGTTGAATAAGCGGAAGCTGGCGGCGCTGGCATTCCTGGCGATGGCGGCCGACGTGGACGAGTGGCCGGAGCGGCTGGAGGGGCTGGCGAAGAAGGCGGAGGCGCTGGGCAACGAGAGCCTCGTCCGGTCGTTGGTGCAGGAGGTCGTGCAGGTGGTGGCGATGAGCGGCAACTTGCCGACGGTGCGGCAGGCGGTGATGGAGACGGCCGCGCCCGCTGAGGAGGCGGCTGAACCTGCCGCCCCGGCCAAGGGCAAGGGGAAGAGCAAGGCTCATGAGCCGGATTAGCGGATCGGTGCGCTATGACGCGGACGGGAACGGCGTGGGCGAGGTGGCCACGCCGGGCGTGCGCGTGACGGCCGAGTGGCCGGATGGGCGGGTGACGACGGTCGTGAGCGACGCGACCGGGGCGTTCACCGTCCACACGGTGCTGGCCGGGGAGTACCGGCTGTTCATCGCCCCGCGGGACTTGCCGCCGAACACGGCGGCGGCCGTGGGCGAGTTGGCGGTGCTGTTCGATGGGACGCCGTTCGATGAGGCCAACTTTCGGCTGACGCCGGCGGCAAGCGGCCGGGTGGCGCAGCTGGTGGCGCTGCTGCGGCGGCGGCACGCGGCGGTGGCAGCGGCGTACTGCTGGGACGAGGCGGCGCTGGAGGAGCTGGCGGCCGAGGCGCTGGGGATGTGCGGCCTGGGCGCGGCCGACGAGGCGCTGACGGCGGCGCAGATGGGCGACCTGGCGGTCATCCTGGCGGTGCTGGTGTGGCGGCGCGTGGAAGAGGCGGCGGCGTTGGGGTTCGACTTCGAGGCCGACGACGCGGCGTTCAAGCGGTCGCAGCTGGCGACGCAGGCGACGGCGATGCGCCGACGGGCCGAGGATCGGGCGTGGCGGCTGGGGCTGTGCGGGTTCGAGCAGATGGTGGTGGAGATAGGCTGCATGCCGGTGTTCGAGGATGTCGGCTTTGGAGGCTGGGGTGTCTAGTCTGGCGCGGCCGTGCGGATGCGCGTCAGAGTTACCTTGCCGGTGCGGCGGCTTGGGCGCGAGCCAGGCGGAGTTGCGCGAGATGCGGCGGGCGCAGGAGGCGACGATGGCCTATCGGGCGACGTTCCTGCGCTATGAGCCGGAGCGAGATGCTTGCAGCGGGCAGCGCGTCGATGGGGGGTACCCGGAGGTGCAGGTGTGCTGCGGGGTGAGCCTGGTTAAGAGGGCCGACCCGCGGCCGGAGGCGATGACCGACGGCGCGACAGTGACACTGTACACGGTGCGGTTGCCGCACTGGATGGCGGGGAAGGCGCGGCCGATGAGCCGGTATCGGATCGATCAGGCGCACGGGCGGCCGTTGGCGCGGCCGTTGGTGCTGGAGCAGGTGGGCGATGCGGGCGTGGGGCCGACGGCGGTGTACGTGAGGGCGCGATCGGTATGACGACGGGTCGGGCGGACACGAGCCAGGTGAGCGCGGCGCTGAAGCGGCTGGTCGACGCGGTGAGCGGCGAGCAGTTGGAGAAGGCGCTGATGGCCGGCGGGCTGGTGCTGGAGGCCAAGGCGAAGTCCGGAATCATCCGGTATGACTTTATCGATACGGGGGCAACGCTGAACAGCACGCAGGCGCGGCCGGCGAATGCCGGCGGGACGCCGGCGGTCCAGGTGGGGCCGACGACGGAGTACGCGATCTACGGCGAGTTGGGTGTTGGTCAGGCGCCGAAGCCGTTCATGCGGGAGGCGTTTGACGGTGGGAAGGGGGAGGCGATGGCGGCCGTGGCGAACGAGCTGAAGGGGCAGATGGGGGGATGAAGACCCTCTCCCTAACCCTCTCCCAGGGGGCGAGGGGACGGAAGACCCTCTCCCTAACCCTCTCCCAGGGGGCGAGGGAACCAGAATGAGCGGAGTTGTGGAGTTGGCGTTCCGGCAGGAGGTGGCAGAGCGGTTCCGGCCGGAGTTGGGGGGGCGGGTGTTCGACAACGCGCACCCGGCCGAGGCGGCGCTGCCGCTGGCGATGTATCGGCGCATCGGGGCGGCGACGCGGCCGGTGGCCTATGGCGAGACGGTGAATTGGCTGCAGGCGCGGATTCAGTTGACGCTGAAGGGCGAGAGCTACAGCGAGGTGAAGCGGCTGCAGGCGCGGATGGAGCGGTTCTTCGCGTCGTTCAGCGGGCTGATGGGGCGCGCGGGCGGCGAAGAGTGTTGTCCGGTGAGGGTGCATTACGTCGAAGTCATCACGCTGCCGGACATGAGAGAGCCGAACAGCCGGGCGCGGCTGGCGCTCTCGGATTACATCATTCGGTATAGCGAGTAGACCTTAGGAGGTTAGAGAGATGGCACGTGGGATCATTCCGTTGAACACGCCGGCGGCGGCTCGCACCTGTGTGGAGCCGGTGGACAAGGCGGCGACGGAGACCGATTTCGACAAGTACCTGAGCAACGGCAACGAGTTCCTGGTGGTGAGCAACGGGCACACGGCGTCGATCAACGTCATCGTGCGTCACCCGGATGAGCCGAACTGCATCGCGTTCACCTGCGCGGTTCCGGCCGGGGAGGAGCGCATCCTACCAAAGTTTGGGTCGGAGTGGCGGCAGCCGGACGGCTACATCTACGTGGACGCGAGCCTCGTGACGGCGTTGAGCTACCGGCTGTACAGCTGCGAGGTCGTCGGCTAGGCAGGCCAAGCACGACGAGTAGTAGGCACGACTACCAGGAGGTAGGACATGGCAGAGTTGAACGAGTTGTGCGGGCCGCAGGGTCAGAGCGTCGTAAGCGGCAACCAGAAGGTGCTGGTGGTGCGCGAGGTGGGGTTCTGCGGCAGCGGGCGGTGGGAGGCGGTGGGGCACGTGCAGGCGTTCGCGCCGCCGAGCCGGACGAAGCGGACGCAGACCTACACGGAGTACGGCACGGACGAGGTGGAGTTGACCATCCGGTCGGGCATCGACGAGGGCGAACTGAGCGCGACGGTCACGCTGTACAAGAACGACGAGATGATCTTCCAGTTGGAGAAGGACTTCGAGGAGGACATCAACTGGAACTACGCCTACGTGATCGGCGGGCAGTATGCTTACCCGTTCGTGGGCTACGTCTCCGGCTGGCAGTGGTCGCACGATGTCAATGCGCCGGTGGCGGCGCAGGTGACGTGGGACATCGAGCGGAAGCTGCCGAAGTTCCAGTTCCTGTAGAAGAGGAATCATCCGCAGATTGGGCAGATTGGGCAGATTTCCCGGAAGGGGAGCGGCCTGGTCTGCCCGGTCGGCGCAGTTGGAGTTGGGTGAGTTATGAGTGATTCGCTGTATGACGATGAGTTGCCGGCCGAGCCGCGGCCGTTGAAGCTGGCGCAGGTTTTCCAACGGGCGCGGTTGCAGGTCAAGTTCGTGGATTTGAGTCACTTCGACGGGTATGAGCCGGGCGAGGGGGTTTGGGTGCGCGAGTTGACGGCCGGGGAGCGCTCGAAGGCGCGCACTCACATGGGCGAGTATCGGAAGACAGAGGACGGGGACATGGTGCTCGATCTGAGCAAGATGGACCCGGACGGGGACGCGAAGCTGGTGTGGTGGGCGACGCTGGACACGGACGCCGAGGGGCGGCCGATTCCCGACTCGCAGATGTTCGACGCCAAGCGGCTGCGTGAGTTGGGGCATGGGCAGCCGGTGCCGGCGATCCAGAGTATGGGCGCGGCGTTCGTGGATGAGGTGGTGAAGGCGATTCGGGAGCTCAGTGGCCTGGGCGAGGATGCGAAGGAACGGGAAAAAAACGGCTGACGGCCGAACCCGACCTGACGCTCCGATGTGAGATCGCTTACCACTGGCGGCTGACGCTGGCCGAGGTGGATGGCACATTCGGCGGGGGCGAGATCGCGACGTGGGAAGCAGTGCGCGATCTCGCCCCGTTTGGCTTAAGGGGTGAGTGGGTGCGGTTCGCGGCGAGGCAGATGCTGACGGCGAACGTGAATCGGGACCCGAAGACGCGGCCTTCGCCGTACACGATTAACGATTTTCTGCCGGAGTGGTTGCGCTATGAGGCGGGCGAGGGCGGCGAGGGGATGGAGGCGATGGTGGCATATCTGAACGCGAGTTGGGAGTGAGCGGTATCCAGCATTCAGTAGGTCAGTGAGGCAGTAGGTCAGTCGTGGAGATCGCAAAGCTGTACATCACGTTGGCGGCCGATGCCAGCAGCTACCAGGGGACGCTGGCGCAGGTTGACCGCGACACGCAGAGCTGGGCGAGCGGGCTGGCCGACCGGATAGCGAAGACGCTGGGGACGGCCATCGTGGCGGCTGTGGCGGCGATGACCATTGCCATCGCCGGCTTCTTCGTGTCGGCCGTGGACAAGGCGGCCGATCTGGAAGCGCAGATGGATACGGTGGCAGCGCTGCTGGGGGCGACGGCGGAGCAGGCGGAGTTGCTGCGGCAGGCGACGCTCGACCTGGCGCTTGACCCAGAGTTGAAGGTGTCAGCGACTGAGGCGGCGCAGGCCATTGAGATGCTGGCCCAGAATGGGTTGAGCGTGGAGCAGATTCTGGGCGGGGCGGCGCGGGCGACGGTGCAGTTGGCGAACGCGACGGGGGCGGACTTCACGACGGCGGCGCGGATTGCGACGGACGCGATGTCGCTGTGGGGGATGGAGGCGAGCGAGCTGGGGAAGGTGGCCGATGGGGTGACGGCCGTGCTGGTGCAGTCGAAGTTCGAGGTGAACGACTACGCGCTGGCGCTGGCGCAGGCGGGCGGCGTGGCGGCGGCCGTGGGGGTGAGCTTCGAGGATTTCAACGCGACGCTGGTGGCCATCGCGCCGTATTTCGCCAGCGGCTCGGACGCGGGTACATCGTACAAGAC